CTATAGATTACCAGTGAATCCTCAATCATTCTAAGTTGATTGAGTGATTTGATTGCTTTATGAAGATACGAAAGAGTTGATCCTTTGTTACGATCAACTAAACCAGATGTACAATAGGTAATAGAGTCCTTAGACATCTTAATGCCTTGACTTGCGCCAGTAGCATTAATATTTCCTGTTGGATATGAAGGTTTTGGATTATAAATGAAATACTCTTCCAATTCTGGAAACTCATATTCCATTGGATTGTCATTATTATTCTGTAAGGCAGGATTTCTGAACTTATCCTTATCTTTTTTCTTAGACTGCCTAATATAACGCATTTTCATTGCGTCAATATACCGCAACTCTTGAATTCCTGCCTCAGGATTCTTTAAATCAATTACCTTATGGTAAAACAATCTACCGTCAATGTACCAATTCCTATAAATTTCGTGCGCCTTCTTATCAAAGTCGAGAAGATCTAAAATATATTTAAATTCTTTACGAATTTTCGTCTTAATACCATCACTAGCGTTGAGATTTGAAAGTTCAATCTCAACAGGACTATCGTTACTATCAGAAACAATTGCTTCATTTACAATATCTTCAATGGCACTATCGCACTCAGGGTGCAGTGCCATCTCACGATATCTTTTAATTAAATCAAACTCAGTCCTAAAAATTCCTTCAATATCAACATAAGAACCAAAAAAACCACTGCTTAGATAGTGATCAACCCCGTCCTCATTATTAGGAGGAACGGGGGAAACCGCAGTTGGTGATAATGGCTCATTGTCCTCAATAGAGAACCCAAATAATTTTGCCATGATTTATATGTTTGACTTTATTACCTGTAGTATTTATCAGACAATAATGTCGCCAGTTTGATCAGATGTAGAACCGTTAGTTGAATTACTACCTGCAATCCAATACTGAACCTGGAAAGTTACTGTATATTCTTCAATTGCATCAGTGTTATCATATGAAAGTTCGATAGAACCAACCTGTGTTGGGAAAATACCGTCAAAATAGTAGGTTCTCAATGGTTGAACGCCAGCTGTGCCGCCGCTTCCATCGCCACCACCACTATTACCTTCAGAGAATCTTCCTGCTTGGTATCCTCTACCAAGTTGATTTACTGTTGCATTGCCCATGTATGAATTAGGGTTGGTTGCACCAGAACCATCGGAGAGTTTGTTGATTCCATTCATCCAAGTTTCAAATGCAGTTCTTAACTTGAAATCTTCGTCGTTAATAACTGTAATTGTCCACTCATCAAAGGTTCTGTCACCAGCAACCTTTAATTGTCTTCCTCTGAAAGGAATTGAGATTGAACTTACGTTTGAAGCTGGAAGTTGTGCTCCTTTGCAAAGGAACTGGAATGTTTCATTATCCCAATCTGAAAATTTGAAGTCGTTAATATTTACTTCAAACAGATTGGAGCGGGCTCCTCCACCTTGGAGCCTAGATTTGAATTGTGAGATTGTTTTAAGTGACATTAGTTGAGTCCTCCGTTTAAGTAATTATAAAACTATGATCAAACTCTTCCAGTTACTTCTTCAAAACTGACGCCAGTTCTGGTAGCAACAAAACTAAGGGTTACATAATTAATAGACTTGGTTGGTTTCAAGAAGATGTCTGCACGGAATTCATTGTTATCAATCACGTCTGGAGTGTTGTTAGTTTCATCACAAATAACTCTGAAATCAAAGAGTCCTCTCTTCGCCTGAACGTCTCTGAGGAAAGGTTCAACGACATTAACGAAGTTAGCTCTCGTTATTTCATCGTTGAATTCAAAGAGTTGTGCATTAGCAACACCCTCAAGGGACTTCTCAACAGTCAAGAACAAACGACGGACGTTAATTCTGTCGAATGCAGATGCGAAGGACAATCCTGTCTTATCACCAAAGAGGAGAACTCCAGATCCTGGTTGATTGACAATTGGATTGACTCTTGCTTCATACAGTGAGTCTCTCTGTGCTTTATTTGGATTGTATGCGAGTTTGATCGCATTATTCAAAGTTCCTCTTGCTTGTCCAGCAGGAGAATACCATGGGAACTGTTCAATATCAGTTCTAACCATCAATCCAGCAACATCAGCGTTAGTAGGAATGAATCTGAACAGATTATTGAATCTGTCATAAGTGTACTTGTAACCAGAATCAAAGACAGCGTATGAAGAACTGGTGATTGGAGCAAAGAACCCAACAATATTATTTGTTTGAGTTGCAGTGCTGGGTACGTTAACGACATTATCTCTGTGTGGAGAAATGACTGCAACACAGTCTTTTCTTTCTTCAGCAATTGCAATGAGTTTATTTGCCTTTGCCTGAGACTCAACTTCTTCAGTAAGTCCAGGGCCTTGAATTAAGAAATTGACGTTAGTTTCATCTTTGTTAGCAAACAAATCATAAGCGGAGACTAAATCACCCAAAGTTGCCTTCATTCCGCCTGCGGCAGAATAATCAACACCACCAACAAGAGGATAAGTTACATTACCGATTGCGTTGAAGGTTACACCTTGAGTGTCTAATCCCCAAAGTCCAGCAGCAGTTGTTACTGGAGTAAAGTCTGTAGAGAATCCGGTTGCTCTTGGTTCAGTACCATGATAGGAATCAGTGAGACTAGATGGATTTCTACCTGCGTAAATGTACTCGGAGAAGTTTGCAAGATAGTTCTTATAGAAAGTCTTCTGTGGAGAATTTACTGAAGAAACAGCATCATTTGCTTTTGAGATGCTTATGTGCTTCTCAAGAATGGTTCCTTGTACTCCACTAACTGTTCCTGTGTCATCAACAATGACAATGTGCATCGCATCATTCTTACTGTTTCTATCAGCACTATACTGATTAGTTACTGGTTTAGGTGCGATTTGCTTCCAATAAATTGAGGAGTTGATTAAGTTAAGTTGTTGTTGATTGTACCAGTCAACCGCACTACCTACACTAAATCCTGCATCTGCGTCAGTACGGGTTGGGCCCGTGGTGACACCAGAGTTATTCATGAAGAAAACAGTATCAGAGGCATCAAACTGATATAAAGAGTTTGATTCGGCATAGGTAATCGCCGTTTCAATTCCAGCAGAGCTAACTCTAGCGGTGATTTTAACGTCAATTTCAGATGAACCACCAGATGAGTCAGTTCTAACTCCAGTGATGATTCCTTTGAGGTGGCCGCCAATTGTTGCTGTTGTACCAACTCCAACGGAAACTCCACTTAGGGCAGTTGTAACACCGAATCCAATTTTAGCTCCAAAGTTGCCAGCGTCAGTTGTGGTGATTCCAAGCGTCTGATCCGCTAAGTCGTCAATGAACGCTACTTTTAAATTATTGGAGTAAGATCCAGGACTCTTTGCTGCATAAGTATAGTTTACTGTTTCGTCAGAGTGATTGGAGTTGTAATCATCAAAATTCCTGATGTTTAAACTCGAACTGGAAGCTGCACCTACACCTGCATTTGCGCTATTCAGAGTTCCACCATTAACTCTTGCAACTTTAAGAACACCACCATATGAAAGGTATGATGCTGCACTCATCCAATACTCGTACTGAGTATCTGTGGAGAGTGGTTTTCCAAAAGTGTTGATTAACTCTTGTTCCGTGGTAATGTCAATTGCTTCATCTACGGGGCCAAGTGGAAATGGGCCAGCAATTGCACCAACGTTAGCTAATACATTATCAGCTCTTCCTACGGTAAGATCAACCTCTCTCGTAATTACGCCGGGAGATAATTGAGGAGTCGCCATGTTTTTCTCCGTGTTCTCAGTTTATCTGAAAATATTTATTAAAAGGCTACTTTTCAGAGGGGAAACGTGACGTGAACTACCAATCTGGATATTCCCACAAGTTATTGCATTTTTTATTTTCTATGATTCTTCGTATAGTACATTCCTTACATTCATACGAATATGATGATGCTACTGCTCCTCTATCTTTTCTTGTTCTATAAAATCCATCGACTAAGTTTTTAGTCTCTCCACACACGCGACATTTCCTGTCTGCTAGAAGTAGATGTCCAAGTTTTATTTGTCCATCTATTTCCATCATCTATAATCCCACATGTAAGATCTATCGCCATATTCATCAGTAAACCATCTATCTCCTTCACTGTCCACAAAACTATCGTCGCTTAATCCATCATTTAAAAATCCAAATGGAGCCATATCTTGTTCAATTTGATTCTTCTGTTCTTCATATAATCTTTTACGAACATCTTGATCTGTCAACTCTTTAAAATAGTCCATCTGGACTAACCAAGCATAGATGACAAGACACATCGCCAAGTCATCATTACACCCTTCCTCTGCCTCAAACGAATTGTGCTTTGAAATAAACGTAGTCAATTCTGAAATGATTTCATAGTCATTGAAGATAAGTTTATCTTCTTCAATTAAAGTTTTAAGATTGAGTGATCCAACCTTTTTAACTGTCTTGGACATCTTGACACCCAATTGCGTCTTCTTACCAGAGAATCCTTGTCCAACAATCTGTCCAGCTCTACCCCTCATGGAGCACATGAGTAGATTTTGATACTCTAAATCATATTGAAGAATACTTGCAACCTGATCTCCAATATCATTTACCTCACATAAAATAAACGCACTATTATAATTTTTAGCTACTTCATAGATGATGTTGGGGAATAGCATTGGTTTAATATCATTATTTCTGTACTTTGCAACAACTCTATGAGGAAACTCAGTAATGTCCACAACAACAAAAGCAGAGTAATCTTCTCCAACTCCCCTTGCAACATCAACTGTCATTACATAATCATGTTTATCTTTTGGTGGTTGATATACATCCAATCCTGCATTCTTTTGCAGAGGATTATCATATACCATTGTCCTTAGTTTACTAGGAGCAATGAGAGTATCAACTGATCCTAAGAATTCACATTCAAACTCAACCTTGAATTGCTGCTCAGAGGTGTTTGCAATTGTAGTTTCTTTCCATTTCTCATCTCTACCAGGAACTTCACTCCAGTGAACATCCGTTGGTACATATTCATTCTTTTGTTTCTCCGCATCATGCCACATACGGTAGAAGTGATTCATACCGTGTGGCGTGGATACGATGATTACTTTGGTGTTTTTACCAGAAGTAATAGTAGGATAAACAGATGCAAAGAACGAGTCAGCGACGTGAT